CTGGCGCTGGCCCACCTGAGTCGCGCTCACATCGATGGCTCGGAAATGGCAAAGAGATCATGGGGCTGAAAATGATCGCCGGCCAGAACGAGCATTTGCGCGTTGAAAACCAACGCCTCCTGCTGGAGCTGACCGTATTCAGGGGACCACAGCCCTGACGTACGCTTGGCAGGCCCGTAGCGCGATCACGGCTTTATCCCCGTCGTCGGTGATGGCGATAATTCGTTGAGCATGCGCTGGGTCAAGTTGGGCTCGACGGGCTGCATGAACCACGCCGGGGGTGCCGGGGGCTGCAGGCACGTCGCAGCTACCGGCTGAATCCGTGGCGTCGAGAAGGACTGACAGCCGCACATCAGCAGTGGCAAGGCGATCGCGCAGAGCAGCCTGGTTACGTTGGGCATCGGAGAGTTCTCGAGTGTGTTGTTGATCAGCTTCAGCCATGGTTTTCTCCATAGCCAAGCGCTTGCCCTGTTCGGCGCGCACCTGGGAGGCGGCGGCATTGCTGATCGCGGCCAGGTCATCCTGGTGCAGGCCGGCCTGCTCTGAGAGCTTCTTGCCCATGCGCCAGTCCTGCACCTGCCAGGTGACGCCGGCGGCGGTCGCCATCAGCGCCAGGGCCAGCACGATCAGGCCGGCCAACTTCTGCAACGGCGTCATGCCAGCACCTTCAGCGCCTTTTCGTACAGGGCCTGGCGGTCTGCCAAACCGTTCACGCCGCCATTGATGTGCCGGGTGATCTTCACGAACTCGCCCTTATCGGCCAGCGTGTTCAGTCCATTGCTCCTCCAGAACCAGGCCGCCGACGCTGCCGCGTGCTGCGGCAACTCCAGCAGCTCAGGCTTGCTGATCAGGTCCAGGCCAAGGGCCTCGCCGCAGGCGTTGTAGTTCGCACGGCCGGTGATCTGGATCAGGCCGCGACCACGGTACTTTGAGCCGTCACCCTTCTCGGTGTTGCCGAGGTCGGCACGGCCTTCGTATTTGAGCTGCTGCGCGGTGGGCCCCCAAATCTCGCGCACCCAGCGCAACTGACCGGACTCATGACCGATCTGTGCAATGAATGCTGCGGCTCGCGCGGTGCCCACGATGCCGTAGTGGTTCATGGCCGTGTTCAGGGCAGGAACAAAAACGCCGGCATTGCGGCCGGCGTTGGGGAGGATCTGCAGCAACTGCTGCTCTGTGATGGGCATGCCGTTCTCCAGGCGAAAAAAAACCGCTCACTGGCGGCCGGTGTCGTGCTTGATGGTAGTTACTGGGCTGGGCTCGCCAACCACTCAGGTGGTACTGGCCGGGCCTTCTGATCGGGAAAGAGCGCGGCATCTGGCCAGGTGCGCAGCTGCTGGATGTAAGCGAGCAGGCCGGCGAACTGATCGGCAGTAAGCGACGTGGCCACGCCCATATCCGATTCATCCCGGTGCCGCTCGCGCAACCACCGGACGCGCTCGATCTCAGCGTCTCGCCACAGGCGCTCATCGAGGGCCAGCTCTTCGCGGCTGCGTTGCGGCTCCACAAACTCCCAGTCGTTCATCACGGTGCCGCCTGTCGCGGCGGCATACTCGTAAATGTCCATATCGGGCGAGACCGCCTGCTTCAGCCCTTCCGCTGTCTTGATGATCAGCATCAGTTTTTACCCCCGGTGATGAACACGTTCATCAGCGTGAAATCGCGCGTGCTGCCGCCTGGCACGCCGGCGACTACGCGAACTTTACCCACAGACCTTGTCGAGCCATTGGCACCATTCTCGTACATGATTGATTGAACCGCCGAGTCATCACACGCCATCCCTACTACGACGTACGCCGTATTATCCATAGGGACCAAGAAGTTTATGTCGTATATACCGGTTGCCACCTTCGTAACGGAAGCGACATTGAAGTTATTGATGATCGTCGGACCGTTACCCGCAAACAGCACAGACGCGGTAACCAGGCCCTGCTTATTACCGGTCACCTTTGAATTGAGTGCGGCGTTTAGGTCATCTTGACCGGTGATGTTTCCACCAATAAAACCCCACGTCATGCCCTGCTTATGGCCGGTCCCTCCACGAATAGCAGGAAGCGGCGCTTCTGGTGTTCCGAGGCCCTGGTATAACTCCAGCGTCATCGCATTGATTTTCTGACTCGCTACTCTGGGCGGATCGCCGCCAATACCTTTGGGCGGGGTACCCAAGATAATTTCACTTCTGGCCATATGTACTCCATCTTTAAAATAACCATATAACTATTAGGCTTGCATTTTTGCAAAGAGCGCAGGAACGTAAAGCGTATTAGCGGGACTAGCGCCAATGGTAATTGCCCACAGACGATTACCAGGGAAATCCCACCAGCAGTAGATGCTTGACGGGCGCAACGAATTACCCGCGACGTCCATGCCGAAGTTATTCAAAAGCATATATTCTTGGGAATTAAAGTTGAAAGGCACACTAAAATACATCCGTGGTAGACCTTGTGCGTCTCTATCGAACGTAACGTAAGTCCAGCCTTGCAAAGCTCTCGTAAACACAGCGCTTGGCGTGCCAGTGTCGTAAATCACATTCTCGTTCTGGTCGAAGAGGCGGGCGCCCCATTGCGCAACAGCCCTAGACTGAAACGCTGCGGCAAAGTAGCTACCACGCGGCTGAGCGCTTTTAACGTCATTCGCCCGGACGTAGAAGCCTGTCCAATTACCAGCCGAGCCGATAATTAGTGCACGACATAATCCGGAAACTAAACCTACGTTGTCAGGCTTTACGAATACCAGCGGAGGTTCTTGCGTGGTGATTGGTCTTTCGAAGCTGGTAATTGACCCTAACCCCGACTCTTGGTTTGGTACGAACCTCCCCTCTGAAAGACGAGAAAGTCTGCCATATTCGGAATCTACAATTACCACATCATCATTATTAATGAACTCGAAACCCCATGTCATTATTTGAACCTCAACACGATAAGCCTTTGAGTTCCTACGCCGAATAAGCCTTGAGATGCGGTGCGATGACCTCCCCAAACACGAACAGCTCCATTCAAAACTTCGGGCTCAAACTGAATAGTGGATTGACCATTTTGGTATGGTCCGATTGGAACAACTACGGCGATTGTGTTTTCCGGGGTGCATCCTGCAATATTGAATGTAGCAAAGGCAGTGCCATTACCCAATGTGACAAGTGTTGAAAGCGATACTCTCATTGTGAAGGATGCAGGACCAATCTCCTGCACCCCATTTGCGTCCCAAGTAGCAAGTCCATACTCAGACATTACTAATTCTCCCGAACTTGCCACGGCGCTTCTCGTTGGCGTCGAATGCTGCGATCCCCGTATTGTCGAGCAGGATTGAGCCATCGGTGCCTTCGCCGCGAAGAACGAAAGTACCCGTCTTCACATTTATCTCCAACAAAGGGCGGCCTTTAGAATCGACGCTCTCAGAACGTAGATTCATACCCAGGATAATCTGCTGGATAAAAGCGATGTTGATGATCGCTTGATTCAGGAACACCTGGTTGTTCTGCACCACGAACATTGGCACCAACTGACCACTCACCTCATCGACTACCGCAAAGCGCTGGGCGAATATCAGAAACTCCGACTGCTCTCCGTCAGATCCGAACGCAAAGCCGGAGGCCACTTTTTTGCCGCCCGAAATCGTCTCAGCTTTGAAAGTGACCATGGACGAAACCTTCCCGTTGAGAGAGGCCTGAGCCTTACTCACCACTTGGATGGCTGCCGAGTTCTGCCCTGCCGACGTCTTGAGCGTGTTGATCTGCTCAGCAGTAGCTGCCTTGTCGGTAGCCACCGTGTTCTGAACGGTTGTGATGCTCGCGGTGTTCGCAGCTACCTTGGCCTCGACGATATCGGTGCGGGTCGACTGCGCGAAATCCCGCTCCGCGATCGCCGACATCAACGACCATGCACCCGCTGAAGACGTTTCATCACCGGCACTGCCTTCTTCCGAGCCGGCAGAATCCGTCTCTACCGACGCGTAAACGCCTTCCAGTCTCTGAGCGGTGGCCGTGACCCAGCCGTCGACTTCCTCGATAGCAGTTTTGTTCTGCTGGATCTGAAGCGCCATAGCAGACGTGGTTTCGGCAATGGTGCCCAGGTCAAACCAGAAATTTGCGTCAGGCGGCGCCTTGCCGGCCGGCACGTCCTTCGTCGCCTGGGACAGGCGCTGGCCGGTGCGGACGATATCGCCCTTCACGTAGGTCTTCGTTGGCACGTACTCAAGTGCGTCGGATACCTCGGCTATAAGATCTTCAAGCTCCTGCTTGGCGTGTTCAAGCCGCTCGTTTACCGAGCCCGGGCCGTCTCCGCTGATCAGATTAATCTCAGCACGCAGGCTCTGGTAAAGAGCGCCCTTGCCAATTTTATCGGCGAAGTATTTGTCATACTCCGTCTGATCAGAGCTCGCACGGCCATTCACGGCGCCAGGCACCGGGAAGAACGGGCCCACGTTGCCGGTGCGGTCCACCAGGCGCGCCCAGAAGTACAGGCTGGCACCGGCCAACAGGCTGTGCATCTCATGCTTGGCCTGTGGGTAGCTGAAGTCGCTCAGCTTGATAGCCGTCGTCAGGTCGGCCGATTGGCTGTACCAAAGCTCCGTGCGCTGCGTGTCCTCGGCGCCCGGCGGGAAAGCCCACTGGATGCCGATGCCGTAGATAAGGCTGGTGGTGGTCAGCGACGACACCGCCGGCGGCAGACCGGTTTTCCCTTCCAAGTCGGTAAGGCTTGAGCTTTTCCAGATAGACGAGATCTCGAAGGCGCTCACCGAACGCACCCGGGCCAGGTAAGCTCCCGAATAGATCCCGGTGACGTCGACGCTGGTCGAACCAGTCCGCTGCAGCTTGATCCAGTTGCCGCTGTCCTTGCGCCACTCCACGTCATACGCGACCGCACCGTTCACGGTAGGCCACGAAATGTTCATGGTGCTGATCGCCAGCCCCTGGTCCACGGAGTAGTTCGACGTGATGTCTACGCTCGCCGGCGCCGGTACCACGGTGATCGGGATAACGCTGATCGGCCGCTCTTCCAAGCGCGCGCCGGTGTCGATGTGCGCGAATTTGCTCGGGTCGTACTGCACGGCCGAGATCTCGAACACACCAGGCTCTGGCCGAGCCACGCTCACCACACGGTAAAGCGGGATGGCCAAGTCATCGGCATCCAGCGCCCACACCAGTTCAGGTTCGGGCGCCACGGAGTAAGAGACTGTTACGGTGATCTGGCGGCCGCTGACCAACTGCACGGTACGCCCTTCGCACTTGCCGTCGGGCAGGTTGAGGATCAGCCGGTCGCCGGGCTTGGCCTGGGTGTCTCGGTCCAGGGTGATGACCTTTCCGTTCACCGCCGAGATGCGCCCGCCCACTGGCCGGCCGGCGAGAAGCTCATCAGCGATCGGGATCACGT